GTGATTAAATCTGCATGGTGGATAGCCTATAGTGCAGGTGCAGGAGTAGCAATTATTACTGCTCTCGGCATATATAAAGCTTGGACTAAAGAAAAAGAAGAACAAATTCAAACTGAAGCTAAGTATAAATATGCTACTCACGAAGCCTTACCTGAACAATTAGCTTCTATTGGTGATACTATCGGTGCTAAGCTCGCTACGAAACGAATTTTCACTAAGAATATTGCCCAATGGAATAATATGGTATTAGCTTCTGAGCCTTGCGTACATAAAGGATCACCAGGATCTTTATTGAAATCAGTGATTCAAAACTTACGACAAGCTAGTGTTAGCAATCCCGGTTATAAAGATATAAAGACGTATATTTTTGGACTGAAAGATAATTTTGCTGTCATCAATAGTCATGCTATTAAATCACCGAATGCTCAAATCAAGGTTTGGACTCAAGGTGGTAGAAATTATGTTCATGACATTTCTATCAATACAAATTTATGCAATTCCAATTATATTGATTTGGGAAATGATATAGCTTTGATTATGCTTTCAGGAATAAGATTTCAAAATAAGTTAATGCACATAAATTCAGATGCAACTCATGCTGGGAATTATCTCGGAGTTTTTGAAGACCCTGAAAGGGAATTCTTAGCCGAGTATAAACCTCATAAGCATACTTTGACTAATTTAGCTTTGAGACCTGATGATAGTGTTGTTGAATCTACGATTGATATCCAAGGATTATGGAAATACCCTTTTAAGGAACATAAACCTGGTGATTGTGGAGCTCCACTCATTGTTGAGAAAAATAGTGGGTGTTGCATAGTTGGTATTCATTGTGGTGGTTCTGCGGGATCGTCAGATGCTTTTTCTACACAATTAAACAAATCTATCCTTGAAAAGGGGATAGAAATATTACTAGAGAGAACCAAACTCATGCCTATTCACAGTCAGTGCGAATATATGTTTCCACGTATGGTTGATCCTTATCCAAAATCTATGGTGAAATTTGAAAACCTATCAGGTTTAGAATATCACGGAAAGATGGAAGGTAAGATTGAAACAGTTAATAAATCTAAAGTACGTAGGACATTATGCGCTAGAGATATTGAGAGAATTTTCCAAGAAACACTAAATTTCGTGAGTGACAAACAATTTGGACCTCCTCCTTTAATGGCTTTTGGCAAGGGGAGTGGGTATATATCACCATGGAATAAAGGTATTCTTAAAATAGCACGTCAGAAGAAAGCATTAAATATACCTATTTTAGAAAAAGTAATACAAATTTTAACAGATCGTATAATTTCTAAACTAACGGAAAGAGGACTTAAAGAATTACATCCCTTAAAGTTAGATGAGGCAATAAATGGTGCTATTGATGATGTGTTTATTCGTAGAATAAATTCAAGTACAGCCGGCGGTATAGGTTATCCCGGAAAGAAGAGAGATTATCTGCCAATAATTGATGAACAACCAGGACGTGTTACTCGTGAACCTATAGATAAACTTAAATTAGATATTATTGAACGCATGAATCATTACATAAGAGGTGAAGGCCTTGGAGCGTGGTATTCAGCACAGCTCAAGGATGAACCACGGAGTATTGAGAAATGTGAGTCAGGATCTACTAGAATTTATTTTGTTGATTCTCTGATTGTCATCATAATATCTAGGATGTTAGAAGCCTCCTTCTATACACAAATGGTTGAGCATAGTGACGTTTTTTGCTGTGCATTAGGTTCAAATATGTATGTAGATGCCGATCGTATTGCTAAATCTTTAATTGATTTTTCTCCATTAATCATGGAAGGTGATTATGGAGCTTTCGATCAAAGTATGCCCTTTTCCATTGGACATGCAGCTTCTACGGTAGCTTGGAATGTTTGTAAACATTTTGGATATAATGGTGAAGCACTAATAGCTCTAGAAACACTTTATTCTGAC